ACATATCCCTCAATTTCGCGAATAAGATTAGTACATTCTGAACATACATACAAGTTTCCTTTTGCCATCTCGCTTGTCATAACCTGAATTCCATTTGTCACATCGTTGTCAGCCTGAATGACATGAATTCCTTTACGTTGCAACTCTAGCTTCATAGCAGCTGCGCTCGGATCAATGTAGATGCCTTTAACTGCATAAGGCTCAAGAAATTCTTCAACATCTCTGGCATATTCGCTATTGGTCTTTTGTCGACCTGTCGCCTTGCTATTCCAATAATATTCCTTCTCAACCCAAAGACATTTGCCTGTCTGAGTCAATTGCCCTGTAGACACACCAATTAGCACACAGGCAAAAGCGTTGCTAGTTCCAAAATCTACACCTGCTATCCAGTAGTCAGCGCATCTGGGAGGCTTTTTAACCACATGAATGTTTCGATCAAAGAAATCAAAGATAGCACCTTCTGCAAGACACCAAAGTCCAAGGTAATTGCGCTTGTAAAATAGTCCAGAAAGGCTCTTTTTGATCCTATCCTTATAAGCCTCATCCACAAATGGATTATCGTCGAGAGTAAAGTGTAGGCTGTAATAATTAGAATCTCCTGTCTCCGCGAGGTCTATCCATTTCTTAAGCTTATGTCCGGGATGTGATGGGTTCATGCTAGCAAAGCCCATGCTCCAAGGATTACTCAAGCGTGTATCAATCATATCGACTATTGACTCAGGATATAATGTCATCTCATCGCAATATGCCAGACTCATTGTTTTCCCTTGAAATTGACCGATGGCACCCTCATCTTTTGCGCCTAGGGTTTGAATAGTCTTATCGCGAAATTTAAGCTGCCGCTTTCCCGCAAGCCATGTGCAAAATGGTCTAAATATATCCAGCTGGGGGGATTCTAAGAGCAAACGGATAGCGTTTTGGTAAATAGTCTCAGAGCTATGTCCCACCATGAATATTTGGCTATCAGGGCATTCGTGAGCCGCTTGCATAAACCTGAAAAGTGTTCCCACAGTCTTACCAGAGCGGACAGATCCATGTGCAAGATTCCAATGCCGGGTGCTGTTATTGATAAATTCTATTTGCTTTGGGGCTAGGGCATCTGTCATAATGTTTGTACATTACCAAAGGGCAAAAATATGAGCGAAGAATTTAAATACAAAGATGAAGATTACGACCGTCTTCAGGAAGCCTTCAATAAGACAAATCAGATATGTTATGGAAGACCAGATCAATTTCAATTTTATCAAAATGAATTGTCAAAAGCTATTGCATATTTTCTTTTGCTTCCATATTATCATCAAAAGTTGATGGAAAAAGGCCAACCTGATTGAAAGAACAAATAAAATATTTTTTGGATTGTTTCTCGCAAATGAGCAAAGAACAAAGCGATTTCATAGCTGAAGTTCTCAAATGGGATAATGAGAAAAAGGCTGCATTTCTTTTGGCAAAACAAATATTTGAAGATGATGATGAAGAATAGAGCAAAATGTAGACAATGTGAGACAATCATAGAAAGCTTTCACTCAACTCACCTAATGTTTTGCAAATGCGGAAAGATTGGGGTTGATGGTGGAGATGCTTTGAAATGCATGGCGGATGATTGGAATGATTTCATAAGAGTAGATGATGACGGAAATGAGATCATACCGAAAATTAACAATCCAATACCGGATCTTGTAAATCAATTCGGAATAGCAGATCTAAATTCGCTTGATACGCAAGGAAAACCCTCAAAAGAAGAACTTCTTAAAATACTGGACGAAATGATTAAAAGTTATGAGAGCCTTCCGGATAATGCTATGTATGGTCCTATAAATCATTTTGATATGCTCTCTGTATTATTACTTGTTTCATCGATTTTACGTTCTTGATTTGACTTCATTAGAGTCATCAATTCATTGAACTTCTCAACTACTTCAGCCGGTTGTTTTTCCATCTCTTCTATCTTCAAAAGCTGGTTGAACTTAGCTGTTTCATCTTCCTCACGCTTCAGGTCTTTGAAATATACTCTAAGCCATCTATGAGATATGCTATCTCTTACTTTACTAGTCTTATCGAGATATTGTTTTCCAATCATTCTAAGAGCTTTCTCGTAATAGGGGAAAAATTCAGGTGCTACTTGCATAGTATCCCAAACTTTTGAGGTAATAAACATTTCACCACTATACCATTCTGATAGATGAAGTGGTTTATTAACTTTAATCCACTCGAGCATTTCTTCACCTAGCTTTATCATTTCTTCAGGCGGTGGCGTTGATGTTCTTGGTCTTCCTGCTGGCATTATTTATCCTCATTTAAAGTTTCATCATGACGATATGCAAAAAAGCAAATATCGGCCATATCAACACAAATTAAATCCAAACATACTCTACTCTTCGTTATGAAAGCATCTGAGAGCTCTTGTATTTCATCTTTTCGATATCCAAATCCTATTATTTCTTTCCCGTTCTTGAAGATGAATTTCACATGCCACATCATGTAATCTCCATTGAAATCTTTACTCTAATATCATCAGGTTCAGCATTAAATTCTTTTACTGCTTGTGATATGGCTTCTTGTATAATCGGATCATTTTCACAGATCGAATATGGTTCGTAAACTAATTGTTTGGTAGTTTGACGCTTTTCTTCATTTTTTACAATCACGGTTAATTCCGAAAGCATGGGCACCTTTGGTCCTTTGAGTGTAAAGTATTTTATTGTCAGAAAAAAGAGAAGGAAAAGATGGCGTTAAGTGCCTAAATATGATATAATTGGGTCGATTTTAACTTGGAGAACGAAAATGGACTGGATACAAGCCCTTTCAATTATGGCGACTGTCATCGCTACTGCCTATTATATACATAGGGAGGTACAAACCGACATAAAAGCGGCTAATTCAAGAACTGATAGACTCTATGAGATGTTTATCGACTTGCTTAAGGAGAGAAAATGAAAGAAGAACACCTATACGATACTAGTAAAAAATTAAAATATCTAGGCTATGGAGAATGGGTTGAGGAGCCTGATTTGGTTATCTTTGAATATAAAGGAATCGAATGCAAAATTGTTAGAATTTTCTTTCCCGATGGGACTGATCATTTTTTCGGGGGACATCTTTGTGGATATATTAAAGTTCCCGAAGGCCATGATTGGATAGGACAATCTTGTGATTTAGACGTTCCTACACATGGTGGAATTACTTTTGGGAAATATTTACTTGGCAATGATGAAAAAACAGATTATTGGATTGGGTTTGATTGCGCGCATGGAAATGATGTGATCCCGTCTATGGTTCTCACTAAGGCTAAATATTTGGATATTCCAGACCAATTTGGACATTTTGCTATTTTTAACCCCACATATAAAAATATTGCGTATTGCATTGGTGAATGTGAAGCCCTAGTCAATGAATTGTTAAATGTCACTGCATCGAAAGAAATTTAGAATTATGAAAAAATTCTTGACAGCAGAAAATCTTTCATTAAACTATAGCTAGAACGTGACAACCTCCCGTTTTGAGCAACATACTAGTTACTGTTGCAGTAGACGCACTGGATTCTCAACAACAAGTGCAGGGTGAGTGCATCCTTGTCTTTATCAAATGGATGTGGGTTGCCTGTTACCCCTTTAGCTAGAAATACAGGCATTTTTTTGATCTGCTCAAGAATCAAGTCAGCATATCTAAAAGATAAGATCATAGCGAAGTGTCCGTTGCATCCTATTCCTATCTCATTAAAAAAAGGCAAATTCCAAATAAGATGCCTTTGCTGTGACACCGATTTCTTTTCTTCTTTTCGTTTAAGTAAATATTGTTCAAAAAAATGCAAAGCAAGTTTCCAGGCGAAAACTAGGCTATGGAAATATGAAACGAAAGAATGTCCTAATTGTTATTACAAGTTTGAAAGTAGAAGAGACGCTAACACCAAAACATGTGGGGCACGTTGTGGACAAGCTATGGTCAAAGATAGGAAATTTGGTGGCGCAAAATTGACATTAGACCAAGTATCTCAAATCCGTTCAGAACATCCCCGTAAAACAATGTATGAGTTAGCAAGAGAATATGGAGTATGTGACCGAACTATTTCAGATATTGTGAATAAAAAGAGATGGAGAAAATAATTTTTCATGCATCAAAAATAAGTTTAATGTCTTGATATCCAATTTTTTGTTTTTGATACGATATAAGACTATCTATATCAAGAAACCAGCTCCGTCCAGATCTTCTGAATTTTATCTTTCCTATTTTTGCGGCATAATAAAGCACCTGGACTGTTACATTTAGAATTTCAGAAGCTTTTGCAATTGAAATTTCATCCTCTCTCTTATCTGCATATTGTCTGCGGTATTTAGTCTGTTCGTATTCCTTTAGATCCTTCGGATATATTCTGTAATCTCGTCCTATTTTTTGAGCTTTCAATTTTTTTTTAGATAAAGCCACATAAATAGCTTGTTTGGTAACCCCCATAAGTCTAGCTACATCTTTAATCGAAAGATAACATTCGGTTTCCATTTTTTCTAAATTCCCTTCTCTTCTTCTTTAATTGAATCGTACAACATAAAAACGATCTCTTTAAATATTCGATATATGCGTTCTTGAGCTTGCTCGTCCATTTTAAAATCATAAGATTTATCCTCAACCTTACACTCATTATCTGAGGTAAGAGCAAGCATATTCGCGGCAATCAAAGAGCAGCAATACTTCATTTCAGTGGGAAGATTTTTTACCCCATAATTCGATATGAGGAATTCCAATAAGTGCCCACTAGACCCTAAAAGAGTCACGATCATATTCATACGCTGTTCATCTGTAGGGAGTTTTTTCTTCAACGTCTCAATGAAGTTATCGCTAGACTTATCGCTATTCATTTAGGAAACCTTTCTTCTATCCATTTCTGTAAAAAATCGTCTAGTTCTTGAAATGTGATTTCACTTGCCGATTTTGGCATAGTATCAAGTGAAAAATGGACAAGAAGATCTATCAATTGACCTTTCGTAATAGATATACGCTCTAATTGCTCTGGTAATTTCACTGTTCTCCTAAATTTCATCATTTTTTATTTCCCAATCTTCGGCCAGAACATCGAAAAGAGTCAAGTAGAATGAACCTAGAACTTTTTCAGGCGTTCCACAAAGAGAACCTTTTTCAGGATCATTTAACCTAAAAATTCTTTCCCCTTGTCGCAAATGGACCATAGCGTCTTCAAATTTCATATTATTATCAATTATTCGATTAAAATTGAATGAATCTTGTTCAAATATTCTTTAGCTAATTCTATAGTATCAAACTTCTCCAAAGGAAGAGATGATTCTTCAAATGTTTTTCCAAAAATTATGAAGCAATCTGGTCGTGTCTCTATCCAAAAACAATCGAATTTTTCCAAATCTACTACCATAATATCTCTAAATCGAAACCATTTTCTTTTTTCTTTTTCATTCATCTTGACCTGAATTTTTTTTGCAGTTTAAGATCAGGCCATTTTTCAAGAAATTTTTCATATTCATTATTCCATATTCCCAAGTTAAAATAAAGTCCTCAGGCATTTTTCCATATCTTTTTCGAATGGAATT